AGAGGCTATCACGCAAGTTAAATAGACTTGACATTTATACAGATATGTGTTATATTCATATTAGATATGTTTTAGACACATATCTGTTATAAATAATAATATACGTTCATCTTACAAAGTAAGACGGAAGTAAGCGAATGCTGAAGGAACGCACCTAACTTTAAAAAGGAGGGTGTTATGGATAGACATACAAGAGTGCTTACAAAATATAGTAAGTCAAAAGACCTAGAGAAAAAAACTCAACTTTTGTTTAAGGCAAGAAAAGAAGTAGATATAAACGCAGGTGGAACATCTGGTTATACTATTAAAAATGGGCCAAACAAAAATAAGATATTAGGTCACTACTCACCAAAATCAAACAATAACTGGTAGCATTGACATTTTTTTAATTTTGTGATATATTATGTTTAAGTAAATTGAAATTTTATAGGAGTTATATTATGCGTGTACCTGACGTTATATTTAAAATTAGAGAAGGCGATATTGCTGAAGATGGCGGTTGTTCGTTTAAAGAAGGCAAGTGGGTTGAAAAAACTACAGAAGATATTTTTAATAATAAAAAAGTAATACTTTTTAGTTTACCTGGAGCATTTACACCAACCTGTACATCAAAACAATTACCAGGTTTTGAAGAAAACTATCAAGCGTTTAAAGATTTAGGAATAGATGAAATTTATTGTATATCAGTAAATGATTCTTTTTCTATGAATATGTGGGCGTGTAATGAGAGTATAAAGAATGTAAAAGTTTTACCTGATGGAAACGGTGAGTTTACAAAGGGTATGAATATGTTAGTTGATAAATCTAATTTAGGATTTGGTCAAAGGTCTTGGAGGTATGCAGCGATTATAAATGACGGTGTAGTTAAAAAGATGTTTGAAGAACCTGGTAAAATAGATAATTGTCCAACTGATCCATATGATGAATCATCACCAGAGAATGTTTTAAAATATTTACAATCTACACAGAATGGAAATAAAATATAGCATTGACAAAAAGACTAAACTATGATAAATTATATTATATTAAATTATGAATAAGGAGAATGTGAAATGAATATAAGTACAGATACTCTGGCAATTTTAAAAAACTTTTCAGAGATAAATCAAAACATATTGTTTAGACCTGGCTCTACAATTAACACTATTTCTCAAGCTAAAAATATATTAGCACAAGCTAATATTTCAGAAAAGTTTGATAAAGAATTTGGTGTTTACGATTTACCAGAATTTTTAAGAACAGTTGAGATGTTTGATAAACCGTCATTATCTTTTACTGAAAACGATTATATTTTGATAGGTGAAAAAGACGAAAATGTTGAATATTACTTTTCAGATAAATCGGTAATTTTATCTACTGATAAAGGTATTAATATGCCAGATAAGACTGTTACATTTACTCTTACAAAAGATGTATATGCTAAACTATTAAGAGCTTATAATACTTTGAGTTTACCAGATGTTGCAGTTGAAGGTGATGGTAAAAATATCTCTATTAGAACATTAGATAAGAAAAACGACACTTCAAATAAATGGAAAAAAATCATAGGTGAGTCAAATGTAAAATTTACAGCTTATTTTAAAGCTGAGAATTTTAAAATTATACCTGATGACTATGATGTATCTATTTCTAAACAAAAAATAAGTAACTTTAATAGTAGAAATAAAGCAATACAATATTGGATAGCGTTAGAACCAGATTCAAAATTTTAACCTAAACTATATTTTATTGTTATGAAAACGCCTAAAGAGCGATTAGATAGTCATAAAAGTTATTGGAATGATATTTGGTCAAATAATGTTATTTTTACAGATAGCAATTTAAACAAATCAACAACAATACCTTGGGACATAAAAACTTACGATAAGAATATTAAACCTATTCTAGTTGAGTTTGATATAAATGATGGTGATGTTTTAGAATTAGGTTGTGGTTTAGGACACGATGCAAACTATTTCCACAAATTAGGTTTTAATGTTACTGCGTTAGACGTTTCAGAAGTCGCTATTCAAAAAGCAAAATCAACATATAATCATATAAATTTTGTTTGTTCGGATTTTAGAACATTTAATTCAAATAAAAAGTTTGACATAATATTTGTTAGAGGGAGTACAATACTTCAAACTTGTACACAAACAAATAATGGTTTAGAAACTTTTATGTTTCATATGTCAGAGTTATTAAATAATAATGGTAAAGTAATTATTTTATGTGGAAATTATAATGATACAATTCTAAAAGTAGTAAGACCTGTAAAATTTTATATTTCACAAATAGAACAAGCATCTTTACAATTTTTTAAAATAAAACTTGTTAGAGAAATTATTATGAAACAAAGTAATGAATATGGCGATGCTTTAGGTTGGCAAATTTTAATGACAAAAAGGAGTGATATATAATGAGTGATGAAATAAAAATGACTTCGGTGGAAGAAGATAAAAACGCTGATGTTGTTAGATTAGAAGATGGTACAGCATATCCAAAAGACGGTTATATCAAAGTAGAAACCAGAGAGTATCATCAAACTACACATTATCTTAATAGACAAATTGCTGTTGAAGATATATTGGAAGAGTTTGGTGATCTACCTACCTTTGAAAAAGGACTATACTTTGATTGGTCTACTTATCATAATGCTAGTGAAGAAGATAAAGAATTAGCAGATAAGGTACAACAATTTGTTGATGAACACGATTATGACCGTGAAGAAGATTGTTGGACAATGAATAAAGGTGGTTATGATGTTGACACTGAAATTGTAGATGAGTTTACAATGGAAACACCTAATTAATGAATAAAGTGAGGTTTATATTATGGAACATTTTTTGTGGGTTGAGAAATATCGACCAAAGAAAATAGATGATTGTATCTTATCATCAGAAACAAAAGATACATTTAAAAGTTTAGTAGATAAAAAAGAGTTACCCAATCTATTACTATCAGGTAGTCAAGGTACAGGTAAAACAACTGTCGCCAAAGCTTTATGTGAAGAAATCAAGGCTGATTATATCATAATTAATGGTTCAGATGAAGGTAGACAAATTGATACTGTAAGAAGTAAAATTAAAAACTTTGCCTCAACAGTATCTTTGACATCTTCAGCAAAACATAAAGTAGTTATTGTAGATGAAGCAGATTATATGAATGCAGATTCAGTACAACCTGCATTACGTAATTTCATTGAAACTTTTTCTCAAAATTGTAGATTTATTTTTACTTGTAATTATAAAAATAGAATTATACCAGCATTACATAGTCGTTGTACTATAATTGACTTTAAAATTACAAATGGTCAAGTAAAAAAGACTGCTGCTGCGTTTATGGATAGACTTAAAGAAATCCTAAAAAAAGAACAAATAGAATACGATAAAAAGGTATTAGCAGAGTTAATTCAAAAACACTATCCAGATTTTAGAAGAACGATTAACGAATTACAAAGATATTCAATTAGAGGTAAAATTGATAGTGGAGTATTGTTTAGTCTATCTGAAGTTAATAGTAAAGATTTGATGGCAAAACTAAAAGACAAAGACTTCAATGGTGTAAGAAAATGGGTAGTACAAAATTTAGATAAAGACCCTAGCTCTTTGTTTACGAATTTATATAATATCCTATACGAATATTTGGACAAGGCGTCAATACCTAGAGCGATATTAATTATTGCTGGTTATCAATATAAAGCTGCTTTTGTCGCAGACCAAGAGATAAATACGATTGCTTGCCTTACAGAAATAATGGCAAATTGTAACTTTAAATAGAGAAAATAAAATGGCAAAGAGAACGTTATTTAGAACATTGATAGTAAAATTAAGAATGTGGTATGCTGATATAAGAGGTCATCACGGTAAACGTTGGGATTATGAACCTGGCGATTACTATATGGGTTCACATAAAGGTCACAATAAACACTTTAAAAAATAAAGAAAGTTTTATACTATGTACGAATTGAAAAACTATCTTAACGCAATTAACTATTCAAAAGAAAATTTAATGGATCCTGATGAACAGGATAATATAGACATAATATGGGAAAAGAAATATCCTGCGTATGTTATCAATCGTTGTTTATCTATGTTTTGGGATACACTTCCCCACGCAAATGAAATGAATGGTTATCATTTTTTATCCAATAGAGTACAATTTCATTTTTTAATAAATAGTATTAGAAAAAAGAAGCGATTTGGAGGGAGATGGTTAAAACAATCCAAATTGGAAAATTTAGAATATGTTAAAGAATATTATGGTTACAGCAATGAAAAAGCAAAAGAAGCTCTAACGATACTGTCAGAACAACATATTGATATAATTAAAAAGAAATTATTTAAGGGTGGGAAAAAATGAGCGAAAATTTTAATTGGTCTGCAGAAGATATGTTAGAAGTAACTATCAAACAACCAGATGACTTTTTAAAAGTTAGAGAAACATTAACAAGAATTGGTGTTGCATCCAGAAAAAATAAAACACTATTTCAATCTTGTCATATTTTACACAAACAGGGTAGATATTACATAACACATTTCAAAGAGTTATTTGCGTTAGATGGTAAAGACGCAACTCTTTCAGAAAATGATATACAAAGAAGAAATACTATTGCTATTCTTTTACAAGATTGGAATTTAATTGATATTGTTAGTAAAGAGAGAGCAGAAAACAAAGCTCCATTAAGTCAGATAAAGGTTTTACCTTTTAAAGAAAAAAACGAATGGACACTTTCTGCGAAGTATAATATAGGTAAAAAGGTTGCAAAGGAAGATGATGAAAATAAAGATGGTGAATAATAAATGCAAGTTCCTAAATTTAGAGAATATATTACAGAACAAGATTTAGACCGTAAATCAAAACCAATTACGGTTGCGATTATTACAAAGTCTAATCCAAATGTTAAAAAACAAAAAGCAGGCGAAACTCCTAAAAAAGAACTTACTATAGGTCTTATTGAAAAAGCTTGTAAGAAAAAAGGTTTTGAGTGTGTTGTTATTAATACAAAACACGCTATCATCACAGGTAAA